ACCATAACAGGTCTTACGGGTCGTACCGCCCACGGAAAGGCTTCCGTAAACAAACTCGGAAACGGAGCGGTCCTCGAGTACAAAATGTCTCCCGGGGCTATTCACGGCACTACCGTCCGGGACGAAAAACAACTGTGGTCTCGAAACACTACCGGTATTCCCACTTCAAGCGACCCTACGGTCGCCAAGTTCCAGCACCCCGTGCAACGCGACTTTTTGACGATCGGTATCACCAAAAGCTTGAGCGCTGGACAGAAGCGGTGTCCACCATCCGGAAAGTTGGAAATTCGGATTGAGCAACTTCTGCACTGTCGGCAGCCGATCTCTACGCGCACGCAGCTCATGGCACAGCAGGCACCAGCAGCCGGCGCAGCCGGGCCTAACCCAGGCGGTGGAGGTTCGTTTTTTCCTGGGAACGCATTTTCCGCAGGGCGCATTGGCGCAAACGTAGCCGCCGCTGCAGCGTTAGCTGCTAACTTTACTTAGTAAACTGACTCCTTACAGATATGCCCATGCACCCACACCACGATGATCTCTAGGTACAGTTCGCGGACGCGAGTTCGGGGTTTTTTCTTCCGCGTCAAAGAGACACAAGAAGTAGCTGCGGTAGCAGCGGAAGTAGCTGCGGTAGCAGCTCCTAGAACACTCATTTCTTCGCTGTTCGGTAATTAAAGTAACTCATTCAGACAATTTGCGCTTTTTGGTAATATTCTCTTGCTGCTCTACGCCGCCAGGCAGCCCTAGCCCCTCTAGCATTTCCCCACCCTTGACATGCCAGTAGGACCACCGGTCCGGGCTTAGCACGGCAGGATCGGGCTGGGTGTTTGAGAACACCCACACCACAGGTGACCCGAAGATTCTTTCTTGAAAAGAATACCGGTCGTCCCAGGCATACCCGTCCTTGAGCGATTCGATTGCAGCCCAGAAGCCATGCATCTTCTCCTTCTTCGGCAGAGCTCTAGGTACGTCGATCAGGTAGCACGTTGCTACGGGCATTGAACACACCATCCTCATCACGTCCTTGTAGTCGTTAACAGGCGGTAACATTCTCGCGCGAGCCGCACACCTCGCTTTCATCACCAGAATGCTCTTCCCGATGTTCCCCGTCGGGCAGTACAGAAAGTTGATCAGCCTCTTTTGGCGTTGGCCCATCGTGTCCCAGATGAATTGTTGCCACGGGAGCAACGTCTCGAACTCCTTCACGTGCCACGGCTCCTCGAACTCCTCGTCGTCCTGGTCCGTGTACGGCCCCATCCCCTCGATCCTCGAGTCCAGCTTCATTACGTAGCTCCAGCGGGCTTTCGCCGCTTTGGTAGAGGTTACTTCCACATGACAGGTCTTCCAGAACTCGGCTGAGCCTTTGATGAACTTGATGCACTCTTGCAGCCGCTTCGCTTTGTGCAGCGATAGCCGAATTTGCCAGTGCTTCCATCCATCCGGGTTCTTCTCCGTAGGTTGAGCTTGTTCGCCTTGGAAAACCCATTTCGCCGCCAACACCCGCAGCGACTTCTTGACCGCAGATGCATCCGCCGCATCGAGAGCCAATGTGACATCGAATACACATACCTGTTTTTCAGTCATTTAGGTTTAAAGTTTTGTGAGTGTAGTGAGTGAATGTTAGGGGGCCTGTAGTGTTACAGCGGAGCGCCAGGCCCCCTTATATACTTAAGTTTTAAATTTTTAAAATCTTCGCTATCAGCAAAATCGAAATAGCTAAACGTGTCTGAGTACTGTGGCCAAGAATCGACGGTTTCATATATACGGAGAGACAGTTCTCTGGCCACAACATGCCACGTGCCTATGCCCGAAAGAAGCGCAAGCGCTCAGGATGGGCCACTCAGCGCGCTACGATGCAGAGCATTCCCAGGCTTACGTTCAAGCCCATGCAGGTTATGCGCCGTTCTGACCTCCGACTTACTTGTAAGATCAATTTCGGAGACTTTGTGGGCAGCGCCGGATGGATGTCCGCCCACGACACCAACGCCAATTGGTTCTTCACCATTAACGCGAACTCGATTTTCCCCATCTTTCGTGCGACCAACCCGAACGATCCCTTTGATGGCACCAGCTACAAAGTGGGCAACCCCAACCCACCGCCGCAGCCGGCGGACCCGAACTACATAGGCAGTAACACTATGGTCCAGACCGTATGGGAGCCCAGCGCCGGCGTCGACGGCAGCCCCTCGCCACTTCCAAACAATGGCATGACGCTCCAGGATATGCACACCCGGCTCATTGGCGCGGACACGCCCAACCCCATTTACCCTACTTGCGCCCCCGGCCTATTCGAAGAAGATTCGTCTGTTGGATTTCAGTACGCCGAGATTGGCGTCCTCGGCACCAAGGTTACAATGCATTGGGTTCCACTCGTGTCGGACCTCGACACCGTTACCAATGACGCACCCGGTGAAGGCACGATCGACGGAATGCAAACCGAGGAGTCCCGCCTATTTGCGTTCATGCACACTCAAGGCCAAGGCAGCATTGGACCCATCCCACAAACCCAGCCAGCCAACTGGGGTACACCCAACAATTTTGTCCAGAAGGATTCAAAATGGGAAAACGATATTTCTCTTCTACCGTACGTAAAAGCCCGTACCATAACAGGTCTTACGGGTCGTACCGCCCACGGAAAGGCTTCCGTAAACAAACTCGGAAACGGAGCGGTCCTCGAGTACAAAATGTCTCCCGGGGCT